TGCATCAGAGAAATGGTAGTCGTCTGAGGATCATATTGTGCAAGCACAACATCAGTCTGCTGACCGCCCTCCACTACCTCGATAGGGTCACTGAAAACTTTTACGCTTACGTCGTGACCGAACACGCTGAGCGAGCTAGGATAATCCATATTAGATACCTGCCTTTGCAATGTCTTGAATGTTTTGTTCAAGCATCTGGATGGTACGCTCAAGTTCTGCTTCCGTCATGAGCTTGGCACGAATGCCAACATCCACGAGAAGAATGGGAAGGTTGAATACAACCAGCGTACCCCAGTACACATTGGCCACACACCGCCAGATAGTTCCAAAGAATTTCTTAATCATTCTTGTACCTCCACAGTTTGAATAGTGTATCGCACCCAGTCTGTCTGTTCGAGTTTATTAAACTCTTCAAGACCAGAACGACCCAAGATAACAGCATGAACGTAGGCTATTTCTTCTACGACAGGCTCGCTTCTTGTTTCCAGCCTAAGAATTACGTCTGCTTTCATAACTACTCCTGTAATAGGTGAGGTAACCTTAGCTACCTCACCTTGCAAAAGTTAAACACTATGCAGTTGCCTTCGCTGCTAGGATATCTTTGAGAGGAGCTACGTATTCAAACCGTTCCTTCTGTTGCACATCAGGATACTTCTCCTTATCTACATCAGACAAGAACATATCAACAGGTCTAACGAACAACTTGCGATCTCCATCAAGGGAACGATAAACAACAAACTCGCTGTCAAGTTCAGTATGTTTAGCAGTCCCAAGTACGAGATACTGGTTACCTTTGAAATACTTGACAACAGTCATTGGTTCAAGCTTGTTCATCACTAGTCCTCTATGGTTGAGATATCCTTCATAACCTTGAAGCAACGAACGAAGTCGTCTTCCTTCAAAGTAACCTTGATACCAGACCGAAGTTGCACATCGACAATACCCTTGTCTCTATATGTAACAATGGCAGGTATCTTCAACTCATATCTAATCACTACACAATCACCTCCTTAAAGAATCTCCCAAGTTGAGTCAAGCTTGTGCATGAGATGTTTAATCCTCTACTACAATGTATGTTCCTTCGAACTCTTTGTTCGTAGCAATGTCCCAGTCGTCCTTGACCATAGGATCGAAGATGAACCATTCGCCAACGCCAATTGTCATGGCGTCTATGATGTAGCCATCTTCACCTCTCTGAATGATATCAATCAAGGGGTCTACTTCCTGCTTATGCACAAGAAGTTCAAATCCTAGGTCAGCCCAGACCTTGGACAGTTCAGAGAACTGCTCATCAGAGTATTGTATAGCATACTTGATCACAGGGTCATCTGCCCATACAGGACTATCTTGTACCTTGAGCATCTTTGTCCTCCTTGCTAGCACAACACTGTTGGAATTGTTCAGGAGTCAGTATGTCAATCCTTCTCAAGTTCTTGTTGTAGACAAGGTATTCACCTACTTCTGCTACTGAACAGCCCTCATCACCGGTGAGTTCAATGCTGTACTTTTCAGTACTAAAGTTAGTAAGAAGATGCACATAAGATACACCAACGGCTCTCCATGCAAAGCCACGTATCTTATAAAACTCCTCGTCGGTTAAGGCCGGTACATCAGGAAGCTGTATAAACTCGCAGTCATATGTACATGTGCAGGGAACTACATCCATCACTCACTTCCTTTATTTTGACTGTGCACCTTAGCATGTTCACTTTTTGTAAGAACAGCTAGATTGTTTATGTCATTATTTAGCTTGTTCATATCAATGTGATGAACTTCATATCCTTTTGGTAGCTGTGTCCAACCAAACTTCTCACACACCAGTAGGATATGCTCTCTAACAAAACCTCTTGATACATACCCTGTGTACCATGAAGGTGGACGAACCGCCTTATAACCTCTTATGGAAGATACACCATCAAGTTTGTATCTAGGATTTTGTAGACCACAAAATGTAGTACTTTTGATAGCAGCTTGCTTATGCATCTCTTGCTGTGTAGACAGCAAAGGTACTTGCCTCATGATATCATACAACACATTGCGGTGCATACCTACTGTGCGTGAAATAAAACTATAGGACAAAGGGAAGAAGCTGAGTGCCAGAGAAAGAAATAAAAGAGTAAGACCTTTACGTCTAGCTCCCCATGTTTTGCTTTTTGTATTCTGCATATTGGTTGCACCAGTTTTTGACTGGACAATATTTCTCACATCTGGTTCTCTCGCCCGGTCGAAACTCAACTTTGTACTCAGAGCCAAGTCTCTTGTGGCGAATGTACTCATCTGCTTCTTCACGAGTGTCACAAAGTTTTGTGGCCTTCGCTGCTCCTACCTTGTAAACGGCATACTTAGCAGGCTTCTCCCAGCATTCGTCCGGAGTGCATACTGGCAGCATGTCATCGCTACAGGATTCGGCCTCCACGTGTAGACGAAGGCGTTCCTTGTAGTAGGACTCGCGCTCTTCAAGAGGCAGCACGCGGAACCTGAATTCGTTGAAAGGTAAGTCGGGATACTTGTCATCTTTGTACCGTCCAGATTGAGGTCTCCAATCCATATAGATGGCGTTGATGGCAACATCCTTTACAGGATACCCCTCCTTCTCAAGGAAGTACGCATTGATATTGAGCTGGTCAATCCATTCTTTCTTACCAGTGCTTCCGTGCATATACGCGGAGCAAGTTTTCCAGTCGGAAAGAGTTTGTGTCTCTTTATCATACAAGTCAAACTTTGCGACGACCCGTCTGTATGTTGACTCATCGCCTCCATCAGGCTTGTCAAAGCGTGTGACTTTACGTTCGACCAGATACTTTGGATTCTTTGAAAGAGCTGATTCCATCTCATGGTGTACTGCGTTACCTCTCCAGACATACCATTGATCCATCAGGTCTTCAACAATCTCATGCTTGTGTCTCTTGTAGAGCTGCACATAACGTGGACTATCAATCAGTGACGTGGCACTGTAGTCTGATGCACCAACAGGGTCATAAGGTTGAGGTTGAAGGGCGTCCTCAAATGCTTTGGGCAGACGATACTTGTTTGTGTACATAACACTCCTAAAAAGAAAAGGCCAGTATATGATGTATATGTTGTCAAGTTACATATTCACATCAATAGACTGGCCTCTTTTGAGTTAAGCTAACTTATCTTACCCAAGCAGGAGTTCCACCGGTAGCAGCCAACGCGGCCTCGCTACCTTCAACGCCTTGCGACTTGAGAGCTTTTTCTTGCTCTTCTGTCAACGGTTCATATGTGGGAAGATCTCTGCTCTCACCGAGCTTTTCAACGGAAGCAATGTCCCACATATTGCCACCTCTGCGAACGAACTTCATGATGACAATGTCACCCGGAGAACATGCCTTCTGGAAGAACTGTACAATAGAACAGTTAGGACGTTCGATACCCTTCTCGATTACTGTGGTAGCAGTGTTCTCAAAGAGAATCTTTTCATAAGGAGTGTTGGGATCAGTATTGTATCCCTTGCGTTCTCCTTTGAGTACGTAACCAGTAAAGGTACGACCAGCCCTTGACACCAGATCATGTTTCAGTTCGATGCTATCGAAAATAAACCACATGGACTTTTCCTATGTTTTCACGCGCGTATAAAAGAAAGATAAACACGAAAGAAGATTTGTCAAGAACTTTCTAAATGAAAGTCTTGAAGGAGCACAGCTCCGGTTGTCAAGAGAGGAAGGTAGGAAGATCTGCGAAGATCTTATCCATCTCTTCTTCCTTGATCTCCTTCGTATTACCATAGTCATACCCTACTTCACAGTCTCCTGTCAAGGGTACCACAATATCCCAACCAAAGTATTCTTTAGCAAGTTGAGGTAAACTACGGAACAGCTTGATACCTTCACGGCACAGGGTCTCTGCTTCTTCTACAGGACAATCCCATACCATAGAGTCATGAACTTGAAGAATCAAGTTAGCCTTGAGACCAAGTTCTGCTACTCGTTCTATGAACTTGACCATACCTAGATACATAATGTCAGATGAGGCAGACTGAACAGGATAGTTCTTTACCTGTTTGACATCAACGGATTCAATACCATTACGTACTTCTTCATCGAACGTAAGCACACGTCCAGAAGGATTACGTAAGTATCCACGTGCGGCTGCAATCTGTGCGTTCTCGTCTTGCCAACGCTTCAAGCCTTGATACTTTGCATAGAATGCATTAACAATC